ATGATATTAACGGAACAATTAATACCGTTCGGAACGAAACAGGAACGAAAAAGAAATATTTTTCGTCCTATGAATTATAAATTCGTTCCACACAACTACGTTAGAAAATCTGACGGAAAAGTTACCTTACTACTTGACTTATCTCAAGATGGTAAAAGACACAAGGAAGCTGTTAACGATATTTATATCGATCCAAAGAAATGGAATACTAAAAAACAGCGCCTTTCCTCAAAGTCTGAGGAGGACATAACAATCAATTCTATTTTAGATGAAGTCGAAAATCGTATTTTGACTATAAAAAATAAATATGTGCGTGATGGTTTAATATTAACCATTCCGCAATTTATTGACGAATACACTCACTTCAATAGTTACATTGATTTTATATCTTTTCTTGATCTCTGTATTGAGGAGGATAAGAAAATCTTACGTCCAAATACAATTAGACAATTAGAATCTATTTCTACTAAGCTTAGTTCTTGGCGAAAACAAATTCCATTCTACACAATAGATGAGAAATTTTTTAAAGATTACACGAAGTATTGTAGTGATCGTGAAAATGTTCCACATACAATTCAAAAGAATATCAAAATCATTAAAAAATATCTGAAAAGAGCTAAGAAAAAAGGAATTAAATTCCCAATCGAATTAGATGATATCAAAATAAAGAAAGTGGCTTCAAATCGTACTGATTTAACTATTTTAGAAGTTCGGAAATTGTTAAGTGCTTTTTGGGGTAATTCTTTATCTAATACACAGCATCATGCATTAGGATTATTTTTGTTTAGTTGTTACACTGGTTTACGCTATCAAGATTTAGCTGATTTTAGATTAACTAAAATATATGAAGATGTTATTATTTTGAGAATGAATAAAGTTGATGAACCTTTGAAAATTCCACTTACACCAGGTGCAAGAAGAATAGCTTATTCTATCGATTGGGATAAGAAAATGTGTTATCAAGTAGCTTTGAAATTTTTAAAATTAGCTGCAATAAAAGCCAAAGTTTTTAAACATATTTCATTTCATGTTGCACGACATACATTTGCTTCAAATTATGTTAGGACCGATGGTAATATTACGAAGCTTAGTAAGCTTCTTGGACATAAAAATTTAGCAACAACAATGATTTATGTTCATTTAAATAATACAGAAAGTGATGAGCATATTTATACGTTAGACAATGCTTATTCTTACAATAATGTACAAAATAAGCAGTCTTAGGACTGCTTATTTTTATGTTTTATGTGGAAATAAGAAATTTTATTAAGATATATTATCTTATCATATACGTTTCCACTTCAATTGTTTCTTTTCCTCTAAATTTTTCACGAGTTATTTGTTTGATAAAATGATTGTTATTATAGGCATATACTTCGCGTTTAATATCAAAATGTTCCATTTCATTTGCAAGACACGGAAATGCCCATTCATATTGCATTGTTAAAATTCTAAACTTTAAAAACGCCTTATAATCCACTTCATAGACATTTGGCATATAATATTCGAGCATCTCAATTGTAGTATTATCCGTTGTGGATTCGCTTCTCAAAGCTGCATAAATAACACCGCTGTCATCATTTATAACAGTTGTTGATAATTGATTATTCTTTGAAGTTAAAGGCAAAGGAATTGCATTCACAACAATCTCTTTTGTATTATCATTCGTTTTGAAGTTTTCTGTTTCTATACCACTTTTAGTTACGAAAACTTCTGTTAGTTTAAAATTTTCATTGGATTGATCCTTAAATTTTAAAAGATAACTATCTCCAGAATCTGTTGTACGATTTTTGTCTTTTGCTTCGAATTTTTGCCAATTTACAGCATTACGTTTACGTCTTAAAATCTTTTCGATTTTATTCATTGTTACTGTTTTTCCTTCGACTGTAAAATCATAGTTAAACCAACGCATGGTTGATTCTATAAATTCGCCTTGTTGTGCTTCTGGAATAGCATTTTTAAGATCAATAACAGCAGAATCGATAACATAATCAATTATACTTCCATCTTCTGCGTAAACTTCAATAGGAACTATTTTAAAGTCTGTTTTTTCTGTATCTCGATGATAATCGTAAGCTTTGATTGATAATTTAGAACCTCCTTTTTTAGTCGTAAATGTTACATTTACTGAATAATCTCTACGTCCTGATTGCGAAAAAATTAATTTACCATCTAAATAAATGTAAGCTCTAATGTCATGATGTTTCCTATCATGGTTGAAAATAGTTCCTTTTAATTTGAATTTTCCGTGAATATTCATTTCTTGTTCAGCTTCCCAGCGTCCGTATTGCCAACCTTTTCCTAATCGATGTCGAAAACCTTCACGAATATAGCTTTCTATTCCAACAATCCATTCTATAGTTTCTGGCCGATCTGATTGCTCATATTTTTTAGCTGTAACAACAAGAAGATTCTTTAATTTTTCATCAAATAATATATCTCCTTTTAATTCAAATCCAGCTTGATTTATCACTTCATGTAATAAATACAGCCAATAAACATTTGGACGAAGGATGGTTAAGTTATTCACCGAATTATTTTCAACATCAATTGAATTGACATAGAAGTTACCATTTTCATCTTTTAAATTAAAACTTCCTTTGAAAGCTGCATAATTCAAATCTGATGATGAATATTGATCTGTATGAATGCAAGGAAAATAATAATTCCTTGTTGGATAGAAATCTGCATTTACTTCATTTGCGTGATTGATTAAATTCGCAACCTCAATTAAATCAAAATTTAATTCAGTTAGTTTTTTATCCCAGTTCGGAAATTCTTCCCATCCATAAAATATTGAAAACTCGAATGTATAATCGTGTAATTGTATTATCTCAAATCGAGCTTTGTGTATATTACCATTATCATTAAATACAACTTCAAATTCTAATTCATAATCTTCGGTATTGTCTGATTGATAATCTAAGAAAAATGAATGTATAGAATAAGGTAATTCTTCTGGTAACGAATAGTTGGCCACAATTTCATTATTGAACCAATTATTCGTTTCAACAGTTGATATATTAGTATTTGATAAATCGATTTCGAATAATCCATCAATCTGTGTAACACGCATCATAATCTTCTGAGTTTATGTAGAATTCTAATTCGGAGCTGTAAAGGAAATTATCTGTCGAAAACATATCAAAGGCTTCATAAGCTGGAGCAATCTCAATAATATCATTACCTTTCAATAGCCAACACACTTTACTGTGTGCAATTTCCTTTAACTTCGGTATATCTGTTCTGAAATAATATCCTGTATTCCATTTTATTTTTATCTCTTCATCAACGCCAATGTTTTTGTGATGATTTTTTGAATTTAAAAAATTAGAATATGTTTCTTTTGGCGTGAAATCAAGTCCTCCAATCATTTCAAAAATCTGTGGAAGTCCCCAATAATCAATGTAAATAATATGATTAGAAAATGGAGTAGAAGGAATGATTTGGTATTGCATCGCTTGATTTCCTGAAACAATATCAACCAAATTACCTGGTTCTAAGTCTAATTTTGAAAAGTCGTAAAACAAACTATAAATACTTAATTTATTAATATCTCTTAATTCAAATGTTTCGACTTTCTTTTGATTTACATAAACATGAATTTCCGAATTGATATTTTTTGTTAAGAAATGTGCTAATACTTTTGAATTTTTCGTTGCTCGACAAATACGATTTCCCATATTCGACAAAACACCAGTATTATTTACATTCAATGTACGTGGCAAATGTCCTTTCATATACAATTGCGCTGGCAAATCGTAACTGTACACAATAGTTTCAGTTTCGTAATTGTATTCAGTAACCTTTACGTTTATTTTGCCTAATTCGTACATTTTTTTTATTTGACCGTCATTTGATTGCCAGTTGAAATAATTGATTTGATTTTGAAATAAATCAAAAAAGTTGTGCAAATATTCCCCAAGATTAAACAACGCTTTGTCGTTGAAGAAATACGCATTCTGGATTGTTTCAATATCTTGTCTACCTTTCAAAGAATCATAGATAGTGCCTTTAATTTCAAGCTTTAAGTAATTATTTTCGTTACGTTGAAATGATGATAAATTCAATACTTCTTTTTCTTTTGTGAAATGAATTTCTCGATCAAAAGAAGCATTCCAATAGTCATACAATTCAAAATCTAATTTGATGTTTATTTGATTTATGGAATCATCAAAGATAATTTCGTCACTATAATTTCCAACTTCTATTGATTGATCAGAAATTGAACGGATTTTATATGTCTGAACATTGGAAATTTCACTCTCTAATTCTATCTCAATCCATTTTGGTTTTATAATTGTAGTAGTATGTGGTGCATATACAACAAACTTTTGCCAATCTGAAAATCCAACACTTTGCAAGTGAGAGAACTCTAAATGATCTGTACTAGATTCAAGATTATTCGTGTTGGTTTGAAGTGTATTTAAAACTAAAGTCCCTAAGTTTTGATTTATTTTTCTAAACGAAATCGAAGCAACATTCAACCCATATTCTAATTGATTGGATGACGCTACCGAAAAAGTAAGCTGTCTATTTCCTGCAGGAATAGACTTTGGTAAAACTTCACCGTCCAATAAAATAAAAGCTGGTCCTGAAACAACATAATCCGTATCAGAAACAATGCTCACCACACTATTTGTTGAAACATTATTCCCTCGTGTATAATGCAGCACATCGTTCTGTTTATTCATCGTAAATGAATAATTTGTAGGAGTGGCAACTGTTAATTCCAAATTAATAGATTGCGATTGCACAATCATCCACGGCTCATTTCCACGTTGCAACGAAACCGTTACAACAAATGCACCGGTGTAATAGCCGTTTGGAATATTGGTTAAATCCTTGATTTTTACACCAACATTTCCGCTCCATACGCTATCAGTATTTTGCTCAATCAATCGGTCGCCTTGAATATCAAACAAGTCAAAGCCGTATTGATTTGTATAACATTCAAAATGAATACGATATTTCGGCATATCTTGTTCCCTAGCCGATTGACTTGTGCGCACAGCTACATTTTGAACAGATAAATCATTTGTAGATTTATAAAATGTTAGTTTTGATGGTGAAATATTGATGTAATACGTTACTTCGCCACCGTCTATAATGATTGGCATTATTTTATTGTTTTATTTTTAAACTTTCTCACACGTTCAATTCCTTTCTCTATTGCTGCCGAATTGCGGTAATCTGCTAATACTCTGGCATCGATTCCGTTTGTTTTCAAATCGCTTAAAAGTTCATAATTAAGTTTCAAGAACGCAATAAATTCGGTGTTATCGGTTGACGCAATATTTCCATAACTTCCATTTTCAAAACCTTTAACGCGCATAATATCATTTTGTAACGCATTTTTGATGTCAGGAGATAAGCCTTTCCAAGTTGGCCCATCTATTATCATTTCTGGAAAGTGTTGACCTTGTTCTCCAGCTAAAAAATGTGTTGGTTGAGAAACTAAACCAGTTTTTGCAATACCTGCACGCTTTGCGCGGAAACGTTTTCCGTCTTGTTCACGCTCGATATCTATGTGTCCATCTTGAAACCCTTTTGATGGTAATGGTTGAGCTGCGATCATACCTGTTTGAATTGCACCCATTGCTCCAACAATTGCTGCCAAAGCGTAGTTAGCAGGTGTCCAAGGTTTCATACCTAATGCTCCAACAACAGCTGTTGCAGTACCCATTAATGCAGAAACTATAGCCATTTGCTTTTCGCGTTTAGCCTGCTTGTACTCTGTTTCAGCTTTTTTCTTGTTGTAGGCGTCCTCTAACTTCTGAACTTCGGCATTGTACGTAGCTTGATTGATATAGCCTTGATCTAACTGTCTAGAAAGTGCATCTTTTTTCCGATTTGTTCTATCTTCAAAGCGTTGTAATTCTCTGTTTTCATTAGCTGCAACCATTTGTGCATACTGCGCATACATTTGTTGCATCACTCCAATTACAGCTGCTATTTCTTCGAAACCTATTTTTCCTTGTTCCAAATGATCAAATAACATTTGCCAATCATCTGGAGCCATTCCGAAAATATCTGCACTATATTTATTTAGCTTGTTCCCATCATCAGACTTCTTCTTTTTATTTCCACTTTTATCATCTTCGCCTTGACCTTTTAATTCATTTTTCTTAATGATTAATTCATCAATTTGTGCTTTTAATTCTTCTATTTGTTTTTTGAAATTTTCTTGTTGCTCCGGAGTAAGAAGATTAAAGTCAATACCTGTGCTTGTTTCGCCTTGCGAAATTGCTGTTAACTGGCTTAACTGATCTTCCAAGAACTGTTGTTGCGTCGCCAACATTTCTGCCTCGTATTGTTTTTCTAAGCCTGTTTTGGCATCTTGCCATGTTTTTATTTTCTTTAATTCCTTATCATTTAGCGAACGTTTTAGAATTTCTTTTGCATCATCTACCGATGTTATCGTCGCTAATTCTTGTGTTTGCAAACGCTTTTGTTCCTCAATCTTCTTGTTGCCAGATTCGATAAGTTTATCGATTTCTGATAATTGATACTTACGACTTAATTGTAATAAGTCATTTGTATATTTATTTTGTTGTGCTGTTAATAAATCATTGATTTCTTCATTCTTACTTAGGTAAGTTTCTTTCATTTGATCTATACGAGAAACTAGAGCAGTATCACCATTTTTGGTAGCTTTTTCTTTTTGTTCATCAAGTATTTTTAATGTATTCTCATCTACAAGTTGTGCTCGTAAATCATCCATTTTACGTTGATGCTCTACATTTAATACAGCTCGTTCTTTAGCAAAACTATCTTCAATACTTTCTAAACCTAAGTCCTCGTATTCACGTTGGATTTTCAGAATTTCTTCTTCATTCTTTTCTGTTTCTTTCTTTAAATCCTCGAAATATTTATCTCGTTCTGCTTTTGCTTTTTCGGCAGCTTTTTCGGCTTCTGATTTTCCGCTACTTCTTGATGGTTTATTTCCTTTAGTTGAAGATGATGAATTTGAAGAAAAATCCATCATTGGTTCATCAACAGTTGTATAACTTTTCTTTTTTAATTCTGCTGTACTTTTTTCAACAGATAATTCTTTATATTCTTGTAATTTAGAAGCTTTGTCTTTTCCGTATTTCGTTACTAATGCTTTCATCTTAGCTTCTGCAGTAGCAATTATTTTTTCTGTCTTTATTAAATCAGAATTGATATAATTAGTTATTTTCTTAACCGATTCGTCAGCATCTTTTTTGGCAGCTAATGCAAATTTCACATTAGTATTAGACTTATTAATTTCATTTTTAGAAGTGTCGCTACTAACATCAATCTTTGTTCCTCCAATAGTTATAGAATTTTGGTCTTTTAATGTAGAATTTGATGTTTCTGTTTCATAAAGTTTAAAATCTGCATCCACTTGTTCCTTTACCGCTTTTTCTAATTTTGCTTGTACGGCTTTTGCTCGTGCTACTTCGTATAATTTTTTTACATAAACATCATACATTCGAGTTAGTCCTTCAATATTGAATTTTTCATCTTCTAAATAACCGTTAAATTCTGGAGCGATTTTTATTAATTCTTGATAAGCTTTTTTACGAGATTCTAAAGAAACATTTTCATCTTTGATGACATTTATAAGACGTGTTATATTTTCCTTTGTTTTCGTTATACTTTCATTAACAGATTTATCTAAGCTATCTATGCTTTCTTTTAAATTATCTTGACTTTCTGTAGCTTCATCTGCTGAACTTGAAAATGCAAAGAATGCTGTTGTAGCAAGAGCTACTAATGAAATAAGTAAACCTAATGGATTTGCCATTACAGTCATATTAAAAAGCCTCATAGCAGCTGCAGCACCTCTTATATTTAATGTGCAAAATCTATAGGCTGCTGTTAAAAGTAATGATGACGATCTTAATAAATTTGTTAGTATAACTGAACCTTTTTGTACACTATTTAATAATAATGTTGATTTTTTTAAATTGTTAGTCCATAAAGTTGTTAATATTACTGCAGCTTTATAACTTATAACAGTAGCTATTCCTATGGCAATAACTTTTATCGTTGATAAAATAGTATTTCTCCATCCTTTAATAGACCCGTCTGTATCTTCAACAGCTCCAATTAATTTTGCAAAAACATTAACAACGGTTGTCAACCAAGAAACTAAGGTGTCAGACGAAAACCAACCCGCCGTAGTTTTCTTTATTTTATCTAAAGTAGCTGCTAAATTGTTGTTCTTAATATTGTACTCATTCGTTAATGACGTAGCTTCCTGCATAGATTGATTGGCAGTAGCTTGTCGTGCTTTCAAAATATCAAGATTGTTCGCTAATGCAGATAATGAAGCTACACCACGTGTACCGCCCGCATCTAATTCCTCCATTTTCTTCACCATGGTTTGCAAGCCAGCCGAATTCCCGTTCAAACCCTCTAAAAACTTAATCATAGCGGCATTCGAATCTGTGTTTAAAAGTTCGTTGAAATCTTTTATAGAAATCCCCGCAATTTTTGCATATTCACCAGGATTCTTGAACATGTCTAATAAGACTTTGTTCATTGCAGTTGAAGTAACTTCAACAGATTGTCCTAACTCGTCGAAAGTTGCGGCATAACCTAAGTTATCAGCAGCACTTAATTTTGCTTGGGAAGCAACACCCGCCATGCGATTCATATAATCAACTAAAAACGAGGCTTGGTTGGCACCACTAGCCGAAACTTCATTAATCGATGAACCTAATGCTTCCATTGCTCCTTCGAATTCTTTTCCAGTTTCCGCACCAACCTTATAAGTTGTTACTAATTTCCCTACATCTTGAATTTGACTTTCCCCAAGATCATCTCCTAAAGCAACTTTCAATCTGTTTGCTACTTCTACAAATCCCTCGACATCTTTTAAAGAAGTTTTACCCAAACGTCCTGCTTGCTCAGCTAAGCCAAGCAATTCCATACGAGAAGTACGTGTACTAATTTTGCCTAATGATATGTTTAACTCATCAATTTGTTTTTGCGTAAAACCTGTAACTTTCATTACATTAGAATTAGCGTCTGCTAATTTTCCTGAATAGTCAAGCCATTGTTGTATAGAATATGTAAGCCCTGTAATAGTTGCAGCAACACCAACAATCATTGCTTGATATTTATTTAACCAATCGGCAGCTTGACCAAATGTTAGTCGTTGTTGTTGTCCTGTTGTATTTAGTTGACGAATACGAGCGTTAGTTTCCTGTAATTCTGCGTTAAGTTTTTTCCATTCCACAGTATCTGGAGTCATTCGACTTAAACTATATCTTAATTGAGAAGCACGCGAACGAAGTTGTTGAATAGATAAACTTGTAATACCTATAGTTTCTTGTAAAGCTGACATTCTATTTTTATTGTTTTGAATGTCCGCAGAAACACCATTTAATCGGTTAGATAGTGATTTATATTCAGAACTTAATTTGTCTACTTTAGGAGCTAATTCTTGATTCTTATCTATTAATTTTTCCCATTGATTTTCTACACGAATACTTTCATTTAGTAAATTTTTAGTAGCAATACTATGTTCTTTATAAGCTTGAGAAGTTTTACCTTGTTGTTTTTCTATTTCCTTTAATTTAACACTTTCTAAATTGTATTTATTTAATAATGAATCCCTTTCTTTTTCAAGCTTTTCAATTACTTTAGAATTAACACCATAAGATGAATTGAGTTTATCTAATTCTTTTTTTGTATCTGATTTAGATTTTTTTAACTCATTCTCAACTTTTATTAAATCTTGAGTGTTTTTTTCTAATTCACGTAATTTTTTCTGTGCTTCATTATTCCCAATAATGATGTTTAATTTTATATCTTCTTCGTGTATTTTCTTTGCCATGTTGCAGTTTTACTGCAAAATCGCTCTACAATGGCAGAAAAATATAGACACAAAAAAAAGCCATTCTATGTGAATGACTTTATATTATCGATGAATTTATCGATTTTTAAAATTATCGATGAAATCATAAAAAAACCACTTATGATGAAGTGGTTTCTACTGGTACTTTAAAAGTTATTTTATTTTTTTCGATTTGCAATTTAATAAAACAATCATTTTGATGATGAAATTTCAGTTCATCTTTTAATTGTTTTTCTTCATTTTCATTAAGAGCAATTTTTGCATGTTTTCGTTTACCTACTTTACAATAAATTGTCATTAATCTGATGATTTGGGTTTCTTTATTTATCTGGAAATAAATTCTAAAACCGCCACTTGCAGATTGATTTTTACTTCTATTTCTTACTCTGTGCTTTTTTAATCGAACTGAATGATGCCCTTTTCCTAAGTTTTGATAATGATTGAATAATTGATCAAGTGAAAGGTCAAACAAATCTTTTTTTAAATCTTCAAATATTTTAGAGTTATCTGATTTTAATTCTTTGTATTCTTTTTTAAATCTTTTGGTACACTCAAACTCCATTCTAAAATATTAATTCTTCATCATCCCAAATTGAATTCTCAATAGATAAGTCATGGATAAATTCAAATAATTCATTTGCTTGAATAAATAAATTATCAATAAATGTTGGAAATGATTTTCTTGTTAATTCATTTTCGGTATAAACTTTTCTTGTAAATTCTACAAGATTCATTAATTCTTTTATTTTAATAAGATAAGTAGCTTTATGTTCGTCATTATTAGGGAAATTTTCCGCAAAAACGTGATTAAAAGTATCTAATGCAGTAATAAAAGAATCATGCATAGGTTTCAATGATGAAATAAAATCTAAATGCTCATCGCTACCTGCTTCAATTGTATTTTTGAAGTCTTTAGAAACATTAAAAGCAGTATTATAGGTCTCCAAAACTGGTTGGTCAATTAATATACTCATGTTAAATGGTTTACGTACAATGTGATAATTATATTCTATATCAAATATATTCCAAATGTCTCGACAAACAAACACAACTATTATATTATAAAATTATGATAAGTTCTTTTGGCGAATTAATCCGGACAAACTATCCGTAAATAGAGTTGTTTAAGTGTTATTTGAAATAATTCTAAATTAATATATATAATGTTAATTTCCTAATATTATTAAATATCATTTTACTTGTTCAGAAAACCAACTATCAAAATCAATTCCTATTGCAGAAGAAATTTTTATGAAATTTTGCAATGGAAGTTTATTCTCTTTGTAAAGATAATCTTCAATCGTACGTTTTGGTAAGTCCACTTTTTCAGCAAACTCTTTAATGGTTTTACAACCGCTTTTTTGGTATAGGATTTTTATGTAGTTCATCTAGTTTTTATTAAAATTATCAAATAATAATGAAAGGGACTATACTGTCCCTCTCATTATTATTATACTTTTTCGAATAAATCCGCATTTGGTTTATGCGTGATATATTCGTCATCGTCTACTAAGATAAATAAATTAAGTTGTTTGTCGAAATTCCACAATGCACCTTCGTCTATCTCTATACCTTGTATAGAAATAACATTTACTTTATTCCTGTACTGCATCGCTTTGAGATTTTAATTGGTTGAATACTTGTGCAGCTACTTTTGGTTTATGATCAAAAGATGCAATCATTTTACGAATTGTACCAAATGTATTGACAACATCTGTACGATAATCTGCATTGTCTGCATGTGATGTGCTGATCCAATCTAAGAAAACTGATTCTAAAATGTTATCCAGTTCTTTTGGTTCTGCGTACGATAATAAGTTTTCTAACTCATTTGTGAATTGTGCGTGTGCTTTGCGCGCTTTTTTTGTCGTTTTCATAATGTTTGACGTTTTTATACTCTATTAAACAAAATACCCTCCGAGACATTTGTGGGCGTCGTCAAACATTACTAATCAGAGATTGAGTAACCACAAAGCTGGAGGGCTTTATTTTATATTATTAAAATTTTTATATCAGATTGCTCCGACTAGTATTGTTTGACAAAGCAAATATAAAACAAAAAAAATAAGTTATGCAAGTGCATAACTTAAAAAGTTTTATTTTTTAAACTTATCAAAGAAATCGATAATCTTTCTTATGTAATTCCTTTCCATACTATAAAGTTTTTGATCACTATATTCTTTTCCTGTAAATCTAATTTTCACATCCTTATCTTCATTAGCTACTTTTCTTAAAAAATCTATATCATTATTATTTAAAACAATATCACTAATCTCAGAAACACCAGATTTTGTTATTTTTTCATCTGGTTCTACAGAAAATTCATAAACTTCATTATTTAGTTTAATTAATACATTATTATGGAAAACCCATGATTTACCATAATATTTAAACTTAATATGAAACGTTACTGATTTATCTTTATAAGATAAATATGGTTCAATCTTATAGTTTTCACTTACAAAACCTTTTGGTGTGATAAATGTTAAGCCTCTGAAATCATCTTTCTCTACTCTTAATCCTTTTAAATCTTCTTTAGTTAAACTATCAATATCTGTAAACTTAAATGATGATGATGTAAAACTTAACTGAGCAACATCATTCTTCTTTATTTTAATTTGCTCTAATAATTCAGAATCTTTTGTTTCTTTCTCAATTTTGGTTAATTTATCTAACCATAAATCTCTTTTTTCATTAGAGTCTATATTGATAAATAGAGCATTAGTTGTTTGAAACATTAGCCTATTAAATGCGTCTTTTTCATTTGTTGAAGATTCTTGTGCAAAAGCTGAGAAACTTATCATCAGCATTAAGAATGTAAAAAGTTTTTTCATGAGTTGTAAATGTTTAAAAAGTCATTTTCATTAATAATATTTATATTTAATTCTTCTACTTTTTTCAATTTAGAAGGACCTGCATCTTTTCCAATTATAGCAAAATCTGTTTTAGAATTTATGGAACTTTGAATTTTTGCTCCATTTTCTTGTAAATATTTTGCTATAATATTTCTGTCTTGAAAATTATCAAATTTACCTGTTATTACAACATTTTTATTCCAAAATATATTTCCATTATCTTCAATTTCTTTTTTGGATAAAAGTTCTTTTTCAATTTTTCTACTTTGAAAATCTGCAAATTTCTCAGCATTTGCAGAATTGAAAGGTTTTAATAATTCTTTTAATTTTTTTATTTCATTTTCATGATATAAAATTTTTTCTCTAATTTCTTTTTCCTCCATAGTTCAAATTTTAAAATTCAATAAAAGTAAAGAATAAAAATAACATCAAATTATGGTTTTCCATAAAAAAAATCCACTCCTTATAAAAAGAAGTGGATTTAAAAACTTATAAAAACACTATATGAAAAAAATTAACCTCGTGCTACTTCTACTAAGTATTTTGTAGCGCCAGCGTCAACGTATCGTAATGTGATGGATGCGTTTTCTAATGCTGTCCATTGAGTGCCATTAAATAAGATAACAGTTACACCACCTGCAACAGCACTTTCTAATGTATAAGGAGCTACACCGCCAGAACCAATCAATGTTACCATATCATTGTTCTTAAGGTTAGATGTTGCAATAGTTAAAGTATCCGTAACAGCAGCAGAAGCCACTTGTACGACTTTGCTCACTGAACCATTAATCGTAATTGCTTTGCCTACAGATTTAGGGATTTCACCACGGATAATGTTTCCTTCGTAGAACGCATTTAATTGTCCTGTTGTTCCAAAAACTTGCCAATTCAATGTAAAGAATTTTCCGTCACTGTTATTAGTTTGTGAGGGAACTAATTGTAATGGTAAACATGGCTCACCAATTACATCAAATCCTGGTTCGTCGCAAGAACCAACGAAAAGAATTACATCTTCTCCTAAATGATCTGTAATAAATTCACGCGATTCAACTTCATTTCCTGGATGTTGTGTTGTGAACTTTGGCGTAATTTTAATCATATCTTGTTCTGCTTCTGTTTCGAAAGAAGAATCAGCTTTTGTGTTCGTATGATAAAATTCAAAGAAAGTTGCACCAGGTTTTAACACAACATCACCCAATAATCGAATACCTTTGTCGTCACGCGTTGGAAATGATAGAATATCTTTAACAAAAACTCCAAATCCTGTTGGATTGAATTTCGTTGGAGAAGCTGGTGAATTACCTTTTGGTTTATTTAATTTATATGCCATTTTATTTTTTTTATTTGTGATTAAACAATGAAAGAAAGTAACTGCCGAAACAGTTACTTATCTATTTTTTATCCGCGAGCAGTTTCGTACCACTTGCCATTTGCAGAAATTAACTTCACGTATTTCGTAGCATCTGCTAAGTCTAAAGCAGGATCAACAACAATGTTACCAGTTGTAGCAATTGTAACAGCTGCAGAACCTCCGTAGATTGTAATTTCTTTACCTTCAACTCCGTTGATTACTTCCGTAACTGTTAAAACATCAGTACCAGCAAATCTGAATGTATCTGCTTCGTTCGCATCTAATACAGCAGTTGTGTATGTTGCTTCGTTGTCAACAACAGTTGGTGCAGCATCTGTACGCTCTAACTCTTTTAATTTACCATCAGGCATTACGTAAAGTGTTAATGTACCATCTGTTTTCAATTTGAAGTCAGAAGCTAATAACAAGTTTGCATTCTTTTTGATTGCAACAGTTGCAGAAGCTAACGACTTGTTACCCGTAATTCTTAAGATATGCCCTTTTGGTGCATCTTTAATTTCGGTAATATCATTCGTGAAATTATCAGCGATTGACATATTATCGTACTTGAATTTTAAAATACCTGTTTGATCGTCAAATACTGGAACTGTTACCGATTTATCGAATACCGGAACATCATTTGTCCAAACACGTTGTGCAATAAACTTGTCAGGATGCGTAGTAGCTAAACCTAATCCAATTCTTTTTAAGCGAATACCTAAACGATAATCTGCAAAGAACCATGTATTACGTTTCTCGTGTCCTAATGTGAATTTTCCTTTTTCTGAAGGATCATACTCTAAAACTTCAACATTTTGAGAGAACGTAATCGCTACAAAAGTTGTGTTTGTAAAATCGATTAATGGTTGGAAAATGATGTTCGGATAGTCTACTGGATGATTTTTTGCATATGCTTTTCGTCCTTCATCTTGCGATAATTTACGATCATATAAATCACCTGCACCGTCTTTGTACCATTTCAATACTTTAGGCGATAATTGAATTTCTAATCCTTCTTGCGCACGTACTTCGTCTGGTAAAGATTCAATCATGAATTGAATTTTATCAAAAGTATTTTCCGGTGTTAATTCTCCTGTTACGAATGGATGATATTTAGCATCAACATCACGTCCTTTCCAGTAATAGTAACGTAAACCGTCTTGTGAATTAACTGCCATTCCTGGAACATCTCCACGAGGATCAATTGCTAAAATACCATTGATTTGAGCTTTACGATCGTCGATGCGTTGTTGTTCAATCAACTTCGATAAGATGAAGCCAATAAAAGACATTTTCCAAGGATGAGAACCATCTAAATTCACAACTTCACGAATCCACATTGTTTCGTATTGCTGTAATTGGTAACCATCAAATTCGATATCGATTTTCTTTGGGAAAACGTAGCCTGCTTCTACTGAAATTAAGAATTTGTTTTTAGGAGCCCAGCCTTCTTTGCGTGCTTGAACAATTTCACCAACTGAAATACCAGCTTCAGAAATTCTGTCAACAATACCAGATTGATATCCCCATTCTTTCGGTAAATCACCTTTGTCGAATAAAAACGATTCTAATACAGTTGGATTTTTACGGATAAAATGTTCCGCATCTTTTTCTAACAATGGAATTTCTTCCGCACCAAAAGTTGTAGCTTTTGTTGAACGGTCCATCATTCGCATATTCCATGCACGACCTTCGAAAGCGTCCCAAGTTTCATTCGAACTAAAAACGTGAGTTGCTGAGTGTGCAGGCAACATTGTTGCAGCTGCAACAGCTAATGAAGTTGTAGCTTTACGAATAAAACTTTGTGGTTTATCGCCTACAGATTCTTTTTTCATAGCTGCGTTTTCGGCTTTTAATTTTTTGATTGCAGAAGTAGCTTCTTCTGTTTTTTCTTCTGTAGTAGCTTCTGTGCTACCTTCTTCTTTTTCGTCCGCAGAATTCAATTCAAGTTCTCTGAGAATAGCATTCAACGATTGTTGATCTTCTTCACTATTTACAGATGCTGCAATTTCTTTGTTCATTTCTTCAATTACTTTAGCAGTAACTTCAGTTCCGAATTTTTGATCAATTGCTTCTCGTTGATCTTCAGAAAGTAAAATTTCTTTGTCTTTTACTTCGATTTTATCAATCCCTAACGTTTTCATGAATGCGTTAGCAGATTCTTTCATTTTAACCCACTTAAATGCCATTATTTGTAAAATTTAATTGTTATACTTCGTTTCATTGATTATGTTGATTAATTCAATTGCGTGTTCAATTGTTCCGATAGAATCAATTAGACCATATTTTAAAGAGTCTTCCGCTCCGAATGTTCTTCCATTCAAAATACCTTCTACAGATTGATCAAGGTTTGGACGATTTTCGATTACAGCATTTTGAAATTTTTCTGCCATAGGATTCAAGTATTCAGATTTCAATAGTTTGTAATCGCCTTCTAATGCTTGTTCGAATACTTTACCTTTCCAGTCAGATTGGTCTGCGTAAACGACATGTTCGTCAACTCCTTGGTTTTCTAACATTTTTTTGTAACCATAAAAACTTGATACTACTCCGATAGAACCAAATCTTGCAGATATTGTATTAGATGCCATTTTATGGTCGCTAATAATATCTGTTGACCATTGACCAAGTGATAAAGCATTATCACATAAGGAAATCAAAGCTTTTTTCTTTTTAGATGAGAAATCTATGAATGGATTAATAGATTGTACAGAACCTCCTGGAGTGTCTGTTTTAAGAATGATACCTTTAATTCTATCATCATTGTTGTACATCTCTATTCTTCTCACGATGCTTTCGGCTCCCCAAGAAAAACAAGTATCGTACATTGTTACTGGACCAATTAATTCTACGACAGCGTACGTTTTTTCTTTCAAATTTTCAGGTGAAACTTTCTCACCATAATCATTTGCTAAATAGCTAATGGCTTCTGGTTTATCTCCTAATGCATTTACAGGAAGTTTACCTGCTAAGAATTGGTCAACTATTCCGAAATAGTTAATTGCAGAAAATGCATCAAAAGCCCAAAGTCCATTTCTAAGTTCGTTTAAAACCTTCATGTTGTAGTATTTGAAGGCAATTTATATCAGAAATATAGTAGAGAAGCTGACACAAAAAAAGCACTCTTATTGAGTGCTTTTATCTTTGTTAAAAATTATTTTCTAATTCTTTTAATTCTTGGATCACAGCATCTGAAAAACCAAATGATAATTCGTTGACGATGTTAGGTAAATGTCCAAAAACAATACGGTTGTAAATAGGGTGTGATTTCTTTTTGTGCTTTCCTGTTGCAGAATCTCTCGTTGACATATCTACAAATCGATGAAGCTTAAGAATATTTAACTGCAACGTATCATTTGATACCGAAAAAGAATTATCATAAAACGAACTGGTTGTAAAACCTCTTTGACGCATGGCTTTATTTTGCGCTTGTATCATTTCATTTCCTTGCTCTGATAATACTTTTTGAATGAATTGTTTTTTGTAAACATCATTTCCGTTACGCTCGCGTATCTCCAGTAGGTTCATTTGTTTTATTTTTATCAAAAAATAAATTCCATAATTCATTATAGCTTTTATGCCACATTTTTTGTGTTTCGATATTCTCGTCTGACCAATTATGTTTTTCTTTTAATTCTTTATATGAATCATCATCCCATCCAACTATAATGCCATATAAACAAGAAATCATTTTATCTTGACTACAATCTAAAGACGTAAATGAAAGAATTTCTCTCATTGCTTGTAATGGATTTGTAGGGGATTGAATTTCATCCCTTGTTTGCCATTTTAATTTATTTTCATTCATATTTTAACAATATTTATAATCTTTTTTCTTTTAAAGCTTTTGCACGCAATTGAAAGCGCCCTTTAGATTTATGATTTGCAATTTCTTCTGGAGTTAATTCTCGTAACTGTACATTTGGAAAAACTGGTTTATTTAAATATTCTTTCTCATACATAATAGGATCGTACATTTTTAACCAACGCAAGTGTTGATTTAAAGAATCATTTAAATGATCTATTACAAAAAAATGTTTAGGAATAATAATCTCAGGATTGTAAGCATCTAAAATATGTGTTGAATTACCTCTAGCAGAATCGTAAGTTATTTGAGTTGGAATATTGAAATGTCCTCCTATTTGATAACTTTCTGCAAAGCTCCTTTTGATATCATCTGGAACCTTATTAAATTCACCTGATACAACTGTTGGATTATTAAATTTAATCTTATGGAAAGACTTTCTATTTAATTTTTGTACATAAAAAACTGCTTTCAAAGAATTAAGTAATGCTTGAGACAAATCATTTGCTTTACATGCAGTTTCTCCTACTTTACGAAACTTTTTAAAAGTTTTTTTTATCTGACGATTTGATGGATATTGTTTTCTCATTTGCTAAAAGTTTTTATAAATATATAACAAAAAACGTATTTTAGAAAGTAAATGTTAACGAATAACCACTCATTTCGGTTTGATGTCTTACAGGATCTATTTGTAAAGTTCCTGCTTTGATGCTACTCATTAATCCGCAAAATTCCTCTCGCTCATAAAAATCATTTGTCATCTTATCAATTAATTTCTTCATTGTATCCAATGTTCGGAAGAATACGGACATCTCATCAAAATTATTTTCAATCAATCTGATATCAAACTTTTCTAAGACTAAAAATTGGGTGAAATTATTGTAGTCTAAATCATCAAAACTGGTTGAACCGTTAGAACTGTGAGAAGGTAGAACAATAATTAATACGTGATTTTCTTCGCTTGTCAAATCTTTTAGTGATTCGACTAATTTATCTGGACCATCTACCATGCGAAAATGATTGATGCCAATATTAGAAGCTTTAATTTCTAATCCAAATTCATATAAACGTTTTATGTCAATCATCTTATTTTGTTTTTTCGGATTTTGCTTTTTCGTCTAAATAATTTTTCTTCATTTCATACATTCTTAACATGATTTCGCCTAAAGGAACTTGACGTACTTTTTCGTAATCGCCAAACTCACCAGATTGTGCAATAGTATGAGCTGTAGAACGAATCCCAACACTTGGAATAGAGGATTTGAAATCGGAATCATTATCAAATATGATAGATAAATCAATCTCATTACCTGCGATGTCTACACTTGCAGAGTTAAGGTAATTCATAAACGAAGTGAAAAATAAATATACACCATACTGAATGCCTTTATCTATATACTTAAAATGCTTTGTTCGCTTTTCTATGAATTCGCTTATCTTTTTTGTTGGATATTCTTCATTTTTTCTCAGAAATAAAATAGCCAATAAACGTGTAAACGTTTCTTCAGAATATTCTTGATGATGTTCTAAGATTAATTCGGTGGCATCTATCCATTGACCAAATGAAATGTGATTTAATGGATCATTTGGTCCATAATATTTGGTTTTAAAATATTCAAATGATTCTATTTTAGGCATTAAAAAATCAATGTTTAATCGATAGATTTTATTTTCTTCATCAATCTCAAAGAAATTATCTACTAACTCAGATAAGTATGCAATGTTTGCCCAAAAATCTTCGTTTTTGCTTTTGTGTGCTTTCTTATCGATATCTAATAATGCGAAAACAGTCAATGTTTTAAATTGTTCTAATGATATTTTACCTGTTTGTTGCGCATATGCAAAACGTGCAATACTGATAAATTCTTTCTCGTTGCATTCGTCTAAATGCTCTGGAAAATATTTATAAATATTTGATTCAGGAAAATGAATGGTAATCATATTGAAAATATTTTTGAGTTTGGATCAATATCAATTAACGATTTGATGTTAATTGTTTCAGTACTTTCTACAACTTCTGGAGCAACCAATTTTTCGATGTCTAAAAGAATGGATTGATAATCGTTCTCAAATAGTTTTGCTACTACTCCGATTTCTTGTTTTGCAGGAACTTGCATTTTTGAAGCTACATAGTTTTGTAAAATACCTTCTGGAAATAATGTTGCAGACATTCGCAACACTCCCCAACTCATCGCATAATAAGCACATGCAGCCTTTATTTTTGAAAGTAACACAAGGTTTGGAACTGTTTCGCTATCGGTCAACTTAGTTACTATGTCGTTCCAAACTTCTTGTGTAATTCTTGGAATTATTTCTTCTGTGATACATTTGTTTACACCAGGAACTAATTTCATTAACAATAAACGAGATTCAATAGAAAAGTATTCGTCGAACTCTGATGTTATACGGAACAATGATGTAAATGATGATTTATATTCTTTGGTTGATTTCCAGTTGTTCGGATTATTTTTATCCAAATACTCAATCAAACGATCTAATCCTTTGTAGTATTTTTTTTCAGATGATTTGTTATCGCGATCAATCATCCATTCGAAAGGCATTTTCTCGTATTCGTTCAGTCTTGCCTTACGCCCTTCGTTCGTGTGAGCAACATCGTTTTGAATAACATATTTACGATACGCATCAACCGCAATAGGATATGCAACTACATCAATTAGTTTTTTTGCATCCTCGGTTGGATTTTCATATAAGCTAACAACATGATCGTATATATTATCTCCAATAATTTTTACAACTTCTTCTGTTGCTAAAATTAAATCCTGAGTTAATCTATCGAATGTAATTGAAGCATCTAGCATTGGTAGATACTTGATTAATTCTTTATTGTTTTTGATTAATAGTTTCATAGTGTTATTGATTAATTGCTCTGTCTTTTGATGATTCATCTTGTTGTCTACGTACGCCTACATGATGAAAGCCTATTCGAACGTCTGCATCAGGGAAATTAACTCGTAATGCAGTGTTAATCGCTTTTGTACAAATTTCCTCCGGAACATTGATATTGGTTGAAAGATATGTTTGATGCGCATAGAGTTGTTCGGAACCACTGTCTGACTTACCACTTTCGGAAATATTACCCAAAGCAGAATGTAAACCAACTGCTGCACCTACTGCATAATCGGCACGTTTACTAACATCAATTTGAGCTGAAATAAAATCTTTTACATTCTGATCTATCGCTTTTATTGTCCAACCAAATTCTTTTAAGTTGTTGCCATCTGTATCTGTTATTCGTACTGTGTGCCACATTTTACCAGCATTTTCTGCACCTGAAAGAACTTCTGTTATCTTTTCGAATACTGCACGTTCATACTCTTTCATATATTCTTCTTTCCAAGGAATATTTTTTTCTTGACATTTTTTCTTTAATTCAGTTCTTTTATTTTCCCAATATTTATCTGGTGATTCTACGTGAAATTTTAGATTGATTGAATTATCTGTAAAAGATTTTAGTATTAAAGGAGTAGCTGTAGATCGTCTTAACCATTCTAATGCTCCGAAGATATCAGGAAGTGTATAAAAATCTATTCCGAATGAATATTCATTACTGTACATGATTGAGTTAGCGTGTGCAGTAGGATTGCAACAATCGAACAATGGATATACTTTGCAGAATTCATCCGCAACAAAGTATTGAGAAGTTCTGTTGTTAACGATTACATGCGTGGGAATACCCTCGATATGATTATCAGAACCATTGATAGCAGCTGCACGAACTCTATTCGCAGGGACGTGAACTAATTTTGATATAAAGTTTTCGCCTATGTAAAAGCCTTTGCCTTGTTCTATACGTGTGGTTGTAGCTTCAATATAGTTGTAGTCTTTAAGACAGCGTAGTAAGTAATCTTTATAATCAAAAGAATTTAACCAATGTTCTATTTCTTTATTTACGACTAACTCACGTGTGATAAGATCACCATCAAATACTTCTTTGTATAACTTAGGACCATTTCCCCAAAGTAAATTTCTTTTCTTGGTTAGTAATCCTGGTGCAATGTAGTTACGTGATACTACATCTCGTATAACATCTGGTAAGTTGTTGTAATCACCATAAGGGAAGATAGCATAATCTCCAATGTTATACACTTTATCTGTCCAGTTGAATGAATCTCGTAGCTCTGCATTTGTTCTATTATCTTCACGAGGATTCTTTATAGTTGAGAATGAAACGGCTCCGACATCGTTAATCATCATGATGTCATTACCTTCCTTTAAAGTACGATAAGGTTTATTATCAAATTGATTTACAAAATTATATTGAATGTTAGTAGTACTCATAGCGTAACGTTTACTCCGTTTAGTTTGATTAATAATGCTCGATGAAATTGTCTGTTTGTTCCTTCTTCATGATCATAATAAGCGATTAAGTATTTAGCTCTTTTAGATTGATTATTTCTATATCCTGAACGTAGAGTAGCTGTATTAACTACTTTGTGTTCACCATTCAATTTGATATACTCAAATGAAAAAGGAATATCAACTGCACTAAATTGCTTCATACGCTTTATCGCTGTCATGTAATGTAATGTAGACATGATGCTAATATCATCTATTAGATGTTCGCAAACACTGACGCATAGAATGGTATTCAACTATGGTTGAATGTAATATTGGTTGAAAAAAAATAAAGAATTTTTCAAATTTTAGAATTTCGGAAAATCGTTCCGTCATATATCTATTTTTTTTAAAAAGGCTTAACGTTAAATATAGCTTTTGAGCGGGGCGGTGTCAATCTCCACACAAACAAAATCCTATTTTTTTAAAAATAGGATTGTTTGTTGTTTATCAATGTTTTATATTTTTATGATTTTGATTTTATGTATAATTTTTGATGTTTTAATATAACAAATTACATTCTTTAGACTTATTCTATATAACAAATTACACTCAAATATTTACACGTATTTACGTGGATTTTGTTTAGTTTTTTGTATCTTTACGTTAGTAAAAAAGCAATGAGAAACATTGTTAATCAAACATTTAAAATTTATAAAGATGCAAAAATCAGTAGACACGCCACAAGCTAAAAACGTTACTAAAATTGAAAAAAGTACGAAATCTGTTACATTAGAGGAGAAGCAAAAAGCTAAGGAACAAATCAATTTATTGTTAGATAGCAATCCAAGTCCAGACAAACGAATATCAAACTTAAAAATTCTTAATAAACTGAGCGAAAAAGTTGAGTTTTTAAGAAGAAAAAACGAAGAATTTTCTTTGTTTGTTGCAAGTATGGAAAGCACAGCGAATAAAATAACTATTCAAAATTCGCAAGGTTTTGAATTTTCTCTTAATAATTCCGAAACCTTATCAAAAGTTATTGAAGTAATCGAAAAAGATTTAGACCAGGTTACAAAAAAAGCAGAAGCAGAATTTTTAAACTTCAATATCTAACAAAAAAAATGCCTTACGGAGTTGGCGCTCTGTAAGGCTTGAAATAAAAATCCTTTTAGCAAAAAAAAATCTTATTATCATGTACAAAAATACAACTTCTAAAACTTCTGACAAAGTTTTAAACATACTTCACGAAAACGGTTTTTCTCATTTATTCAACTGGGAAGATTACAGATATTATAAAAAACAAGTTGCAGACGCTTTCAACTTAGCTTTTGAAATTGCTCAACAATTTATCAACAACGCAGACACTCCAAGCGATTACGAGGAATATATTTTTTAAGTTATGCACAATATTATAGTTTCAGAATTTTCGACAGAATACAAATTGAAAGCTGTCAAAAATGAATCGTTTGAGTTGAATAAAATAGTTAATAATCATAATCAATCCGAATTGATTTTAAGAAGTTTATACGATGATAGTATAATGATTTATGAATCTTTTTTTGTCTTATTTCTTGATAATAGTTTAAGAGTTAAAGGATTTTTAAAAGTTTCACAAGGTGGTTTGACACAAACTAGTGTAGATGTTAGAATGATTTTTAATGCAGCTTTGAATTGTTTAGCTACTGGCTTAATCATATCACACAATCACCCAAGCGGAAGGCTCGAACCAAGTCAGGCAGATATAAGAATCACGCAAAAAATAAAAGAAGGATGCGAGATTTTAGATATTAATTTGATTGACCACATAATTATAACCGAATTCGATTCATATTCATTTTTAGAAAACAAAATTTTATAAGCCATGCAAAAACAAGTAAACGAAAAAAGACAACGATTAATCCATTTAAGCAATTTAGCCAAAGTTTATCAAGAAGAACATCCCGAAATGATGATAAACGAAATCTTAGTAAAATTTATGTATCGAAATACGATGCACAATGAATTTTTAACCTTTAAAGGTTGGAAAGAAAAAGGATTCAAAGTGAAGAAAGGCGAAAAAGCTTTTTTAGTTTGGGGAAAGAAACGAAAAAAAGAAGTTGAAGAAAACGAGGAAGCAAAAGAATTTTCATTCTTTCCGTTAGCTTTTATTTTTTCGAATGCACAAGTAGAACCAATAAATTTAGATTAATGTTTGTGTAATTAGAAAAAGCCTTCATAAAAAGGCTTTTTTTCGCGTCGCCTTCGGCGGATTTTGTTCCCAATCAATTTAATCATTTCTTGGACAAAATCTCACCGAAGGCGAATTCTAATTTGATTTTTTTTATTTATTCTGTTTTTCAAACAATTTATCTATCCAATGATTAAATTTTACTATATAACAAATTACAATCAAAAACAATGTAAAATGTTATATAAAAAATCAAAATATCCCCACATCTGGAATGATAGATGATTCTGTATTATTTGTTTTTGATAACATACGCCAAACACGACGCATCAACCAATATTTGAACGCATCCGAAAAGTTAGTAGAATACATAGGACGTAAACGATAAGGTAAACTTTCGGATGATTTGTTTTTCTCGATCACTGTTTCTCCTTTACTATTTTTACGGACTTTTATTTTGGTAATCTCTAAAGAAGATTTTAATTCTTTGTTGAAATTCTTATAAATTCTTACATCTGGAATACCAGCAATACCTTCTGATAAATATTTGGTCATAAAACGATATTCTTCTGCTTGATCTATTTTTGCTTGTCCACGCGACATCAATTCTACTTCCCATATTTCGCCAATTTCTTGACCCGCTTTTTCAATAGCTACTTTGGTATCATTTGCCCAATCTCGGTTAATGTTTTGGTAGGCATTACCTGAACGGTCATAAAATAAATACAAAGTCCTGTTTTTATGTCCTTTGTAAAACTCGACAAATTCTTTTGCAATTTTATTTAACGTAAAACTTTGTTCTGACACAAATTTATCTGTTTCATCATCTGGAACTGCAAAAATATTTTTTAAAGCATAGATATAGTTTTCACGTTCTTGACCTGTTACCATGGAAATCATATCTCCGAAATCCATACCTGCAGATACTGGTAATTGAGGATCGTAATACTCAAATCGCATATTTTTTGCGGTAGGCTTAAATTCTTCATGCAATGAATAATTGTCAATAAAATCTAATTTTAAACCATCTTCAAAAAAATGATGAGTTCCAAGATTGGTATAGAATTTTGCACCTTGAGGAATACCAGGCTTCATAGACAAAATGGCTGTTTTGAAATCTTCTATATTTCCACCTTCCAACGTATCTTCGAAATAACCAAGTGTCAAAATTTCGATGTTTGCAAATGTAGAACCTATCATAAATAGCGTGCTATCTCTACGCGCACGATTGTAATATGCCTGTAATTTTACTAATCGTTTCTGAACGGCTTTCAATTTCAATGCATCACGATTTTTTGTGGCTTTGAAATAATCTTTACGTGCTTCATTTAATTCAACAAATATGGTAATGATCAATTTGATTTGCTCAACATCCATATTTTTTTCTTGTTGTAAAATCCAATCAAATTCACCTTCAACAGGATTTGGCATATCTGTGGTAAATGTTCGCCCACGGTAATAAATAGATTCTGAAAATTTTGTGTATTCTCCACGAATAGCAGGCGTTAATTTCTTTAATTTTTCTTCGTTAAAATACTTTGCTTCATCGCCAAATAAATGTTGATACGAGTTACCTGCCGCACTTGATGGTTGTGCCAATGATACGATCTTGAAGAAACAACCATTGTAAGTAGAAATTGTGTGTTTGAATGATTTTGGTGATTTATAGGGTTTATCAAAATATTTTGGTGGACGTTCGTCCAGTACATAATGTATTCCTTCTTCCCAACCTTTTCGGTTCCAACCTTCAATTAAAGCATCACGCACGTTACCAATTGCATTTTCGTAGGTGTCGGCTACCCAAGCAAAATAAGCACGTGGCATATTTTCTGCAATTGCGATGGAACGTTCTGCTAAAATATCAGATGATTTGGCTGTGGCACGACCAGAAATACCATAGTAATTTTTTGGTGACACCCAATCCATTATCATTTTAAACCACGACGCGAATCGTGGCTCAACTAAAGGATCATTCGGACTTACGGAGGTTCTCATGTTCAGTTGGAAATAGTTTTTGTGGTAAAATCAATGATTCGCGCATAGCGATTTCTTTTTCACGCTCTGTTAATGGTGCAGATTCAATAAATTCTTTTAATTTTTGTTTGTCAACAACAGATTCTAAACCTAATTTTTCATAATCATAAGAATACAGAGCAACCATTTTACCTGCTGCATCAGCATTTAATTTTGGCGGATCTTCTTTATCCAAACCAAGCATTTGAAAAACATCTTTCCATAATTTTATTGCAGCAATAAAATCTTTTGCAGTATTAGCCATTAAAAGAGCTGCATTAATTTGTGCTTCTACTTTTTGAGCCATACGATTACGCAGAGCTTCACGTGAGATTTGTGAATCGCAATAGTAAAATTCCATTGCGTCTTCATAAGCTTGTGAAGCTTTATAGCGAGATAAACTATGATGAACAATCAAATATTTGATAATATGTTCGCGACTACCAAACTCAGCAATACGATTATCCATTGCACGAATTTTGTCTAACAAATCCATGTAATCCATAATCGGTTTCTTGTCTTCTGGAATCACAACATTTTTACCTGAATACATCTCTATAAACAGGTAAATATCATCAAGCGTTATATTATCAATCTTACTCATCCAAAAAAGTTTGCTTTAATATCTTCTATTCGTTTTTGTTCTTTGTTTTTCTCTCTTTGCTGAATGGCAGTAAGATTTCCTTTTTTTGCGTTTTCTTGTAAAGAATTATCAATTAGAAAGTCTGCTTCCAATCGTCCTTTGGTTATTCTAACATAAACTTCTGATGTTTTTTCATGCGCTAATAAATTGAAATGAACAAATGGTAAATCTAAATATGCAGCCATCTGACGAATTGTATAATTCATAGAGGCTAATGTTTCAATTTTCTCGTAATCCTCGTCTGATATTAAAAGAGGACTTGTGAATGTTAGTTTTTTGCTCATTTTCTTTATATATTTCGTTGAATGCATTTCTAAGTTCTGTTACAAGCTTAGGAAACTCGTCACGTAACATCATTTGTTTTACAAAATCAGGAAAAGGAAGCTGAGACGAATGACTAAAATCTTCGATCGCTTCGATGGCTTTATCTAATCGCTCAGCTTTCATTTATTATTTTTTTAAAAATTCTAAGAAATAATTTGAATAAATTTCAGCAGCGTTAATTTCATCAGTTGGATGTTCGTAATTTTCACCATTTTTTCTCCAATCTTCTATCCATTTTCTGAAACCTTCTTTGATCTCATGTTGATTATATAAAGCTTTTGGTAGATTTTCTTTAGAATTAAGCTCATAAAATCTACCAATCCTTACTTCTAAAACTCTTATATAACTATCCATTGTTTCTAATTGAATGGTTAATAAATCTTGATCTTGATTCTCCATTTCTTTAAAAGTTGGAGTATCAAAAAAAGCAAGTAAATCATCTCGTTTTCTACTTAATTCTTTTAATTCAATTACCACACGTTCTTGATGTGGGTATAGAGCTATGTTTTTTTTATTTTTCATAATTTATCGTTCTATAGTTTCTGTGAATAATTTCATACGGAAATCGAATGCGTCTTTTAAATTGGTAAAAGTGTATTGCTCGTAATGTGCATTTTCTGACCAATTTCCTGAACCTTCGATAATGTAATGCCCAAATGCTGTTTTTGCTAAGGCTACTTTGCTATGATTCCAAGCGAATTTTATATGCAGATTTGGATAATGATTTGCATAAGCCAAAATCTTGTCTATTGTTTTCGGATTTCGTTGTTTCAACGAATCAGAAATTAACAGCGTGATTTGGTCTATTTTCCCATTTTCGTGCAATTCTATTAACGAATCAACTACACGTATCGCAATAGAATATGTGCTGGCATATAAATGCTCTATCGTTTCGTATTGTGTGATAAAGGGAATAAATGTAAAAGCATTGAACTGCGTATCGCTTTGCAACCAGAATTGTTCTCCCTCACTCGGAAGCCTTTCTAAATCTTTGTTCAGATTCTTTACTTTCTCATAATGATTTAAGAGAAACTTTGTTTCAAAAGGCTTCGTTTGTTTGGGTTCCGCATCATTCGCACTTGGCTTTTTATTTAGATCAAAAAATCTACTCATTATTGGCTTTCTCCAATGATTTTGTGATTAATTTAATTTCTAATTCGTAGTTTTTAATTTTCCCATCAAACTCTGCAACTTTTCCAGCGTTACCTTTTTTATCGGCACTACCTCTGTGCATTTTAGCAGTTCTGATTTGACCTTTAATCGTTTCAACACGCTGTATTTTTTCGGCAGCTGTCATCGAATCGATTTTACGCTCTAATGAAAGTCTTGAGAAAATTCGATGATTACCTAAAACTTCTCCAGTTTCCTGGTAATGGTTCAATTCTTTCCAAATTGCATCATTTGCTTCATCTGCATCTGCAATTTTAGGAGCTAATTCTGCACGAACATCTTCTGATGTATTTGGGTCCTCGATGATCCCGCGCATTTCTGCTAACTTTTTGAAAATCGTAATACGATCTGCAACTAAGATTTTGAATTCATCAGGTGTATTTTCTTGATTCAAGAAAGGAAATTCTTCTCTCAGTTTTGGAACTTCATCAGTACTTTTGTTTTCAGTATTGATTAAATCACTTGTTTGTGCAACATTTGTTGTAGGAATACACGTAGGACAGTTTTCTGTTTCTTTTGGCAAAACATGCGTCTTGGCTTCGACATCCGAAATATTGTAGATTTTCTTGATTTCGTACACTAACTTGTTGTAAGAATTAGCCGAATATCCTTGTCTATTCAAGGATTGAAGAATATTTTTGTTACGCTTATCGTGATTTTGATATTCACGTAATAGTTGATTGAATTTATCAACTGGTGATAATTCTGGATGAATTAAAGTGTCCAGAATATCTTGTTTTTTTTCTGTACTCATACGAATGATTTTACGCTAATATCCTTTGATATAGCCAAAAATCAACTGACACAAAAAAAGCACCCTATACAATAGAGTGCTTGTGAAGATTTATTTTTGATCCAAAAGATTGAGGAAGTAAAATACAGTTACTTGTGCTTCATAACGATCATTTGCATCTGATGCTAATTCGGTTGCGTTATGTTCTAAAAATAGAGTTAACAATCTTTTGTACAAAAAATCCTTTTCTTCTTGAGTTAAATCTGCTACCGATTTACTCATTAAATCTTCATCCATTATTAATAGTTTATTGGCGTTTAATTGTCGTAAATCTACTTTTTGATTGCGACAAATTATGTCGTTAATAGATTTGAAAACTTATTTAAATTGAAACTATTTATTGTTGTTTTGAAAAGTATTTTTTGATTTTATTGTAAACATTTTGTATCCAATTCCAATGTCCTGTAAAAGCTAAAACAGCACAAACAATGGTAATTCCCAATAAACAAATGATATAGATGGATTGTGGTCCAAACGAAAATCTTTCTTTGAGAACTGTTTTGTAATTGATAACCGATTTATACGTTATCTCAGATTTGTATGTAATATTTGAGATGTAACGATTAATCGTTTGGGTTCGTTTTTCTTCGGATTGTTTTGAATCGTTTTGACCTCCAGTTACAGATGCTCCGGAAATTACTAATTTTTCTGTTTGACCATTTTTTGTTTGTTCGATAATCAATGGAATGATTTGACCATTTTGGTCAAACAAAGGTTTATAATCAAAATTGATCCAATCGGAATAATCATTTTTTTTGATGATAGAATGTTCAATTGTTGATTGTTCCTGGTCTACAGACATTTTTGTTTGTTCCGAAATTTCGGAATGGATTTTTTCATGTCCTTTTTCTTTGTCCGTTTTTCGAATGGAGCAACCATTGATTACAATAATCATTAAACCTATAAATGCAAATAGATTTAAAATTTTTAATGAATATTTTCTGTGCATAATCTTATATTTTACCGCCAAATTGTTTGTAGTATTTTTCTAAATCTTTGTCGTAATTATTAATAGCGTAATTAGGACCATTGTATTTTCGAGCGATGTTTTTGAAATTCTTATTTCGCATATCAACATCAATTTTATTGACTTTGATAAATCGAACAAAAGCATCTAATTGCATAGCTTCGCTTTCATACATTGCATTAATAAATGCTTGTAAAGTTGGATATCCTAATGATTTCCAATTTTCGCCCATAATTTGAAATAATCCCCAACTTGCAGATTCTAATGCCGCATTTCTATTTAGATTAGCTGCTTTTTGTAATCTTTTATGCTGATCAGATTCTTTTCCATAACCTCCAGGTGTTTTATTCGAGATATCAGGATTTTCGACAGAATATTTTCCATTTGTTTTTTGATGAAATTTGTGTCTTTCGAAAAGAATTCTTGGTTCTGATTCTGTAATAAATCCAGATGATTTAGCTTCTTTTTTTGCAAAAGCTTTGATCATAGCAACTTCTACATTTAATTGTTTTGCTGCATTGATGTAGTCTTGTTCTGTTAATCTTGGTTTCATTCTTCCTCTTTTTTTGATTTAAATTTGTTGATGTCGAGATTGTTGTAGAAAGCATCTACTTTTTCTAACCATTTCTTTGGTGGAAATTTCCCATTAGATACGATTGCCATATTATTCCATGCAGAAGTTGCTGGATAAATAAACACAACTAAGCGTGTAATTATTTTCAGCATTTGTTCGATAAAAGTCACTTCTTGAACGATAAAATGAAAACTTTCGAACAGAAAAACACCTCCTACAACTAAAGCTATTTTGAGTGTCAATCCTGCTGCGTTATTTCGCCAGCTAAATGTTCTTGTAAAAAATAAATGTTTGATAGAACCAAAAAACCAATCTGTTAAGATTGCTCCACATACAACAGTTACATATGTTGAGTTTTGAATGGTCCAAATAGATAATTGATCAAAAATATAAACCAAAGGCGCTGTGATAAACGCAATGACGGACGATGATATTAGTTTTTCTTTGATCGTCCCGTCTGCAATTGTGACAAATTGCAGTAATATGAAAGATAAAATCGTTTTCATAAAAAAAGATATTTGAGTAAATGTTTAATACTCAAATATCTTGTATGTTGGATAGGGGAGTGCTGACACTATTATTTATTAACGTATTCTAAAACTAAATCAACAAATCGGGGTTTTTGTATTGATTTTTGAAAAGATAAAAGTGAGTTAAGTATTAATTTAGAATAGGTCAGTACTAAGATTAATACTATTTTATATAATTTAAACTTTGTGTTTCGACTATTTTTCCACTTTGAATAAAATACACAGTTGCGTACTGTTCAAACTTTTGACCTCCAGTTGGTGCATCTCTAACGTTAAACGCTCCTTCCATTGCTCGAAAATACCAACCGTCAGTAATATTATTTACTCTGGTGTCATTAGTTATTTTATACCCAACATAATTTGCGTATTGCGCATTATTAGGGTGAGTACCATTGTAATAGTCCCAACAAACATATATATTATTATAGAAATATTGATAAACCCAATATATGGTAGAATAATATTCATCAGGATTATGTCGCACCGAATTAACTGTTACATTACTTTCAATAAATGATTTTAAACTATCTTTAGCCGTATTATAATCACGTATTGTAATATTAGTTTTTAATAATGTTGCACGCGACCAACTTTCAGATGTGTAATTAACAGGAACTAATCCTCTTACAGAATCTAATTGAAATAATGGAGCTCCATTTTCATTATACATGTTGAAAATCCATTTTGTTCCATCATATCCACGCTCGAAAGCAATAATTCCATTGCTATGATATCCACGCTCAAAACCTCCATGCGACATCGTCCAACGTGCTTTATACCTATTAGCAAAATTAGAACCGGCAAATAAAAATATTGAATTATCCCCATTATCTCTAATACCTGAGAGCCCTCCTGTTCCTGTCGCTCCTTCACCAACCAAAACAACGCCCGTTGCAACCACATTGTTATCTACTGTCGTACCTAAGAATGAAGTTACTTTGTTAATTCTATCAATTGTATCATCTAAATAATTCGTTGTAAGCTTTAATGCCATTTCTAATGACTCAACAAACGCAGTTAATTTTAACTTATATTCAGCAATCGAAGAATCAAGTGTCGCTTCATCAGTTGGCGTTAAGTTGTTGTTCGTTACAATGGTATTAATTACGTTTATTAAAGCTGTATATGCAGAATTATAATTAGTAAAATTTGTACGTAAAGTAGTCTTATAATTACCTATCTTAGGATTATTATACAACGAATTAAAAGAAGCTACTAATTGATTTCTTTGCGCTTCAATTTCATCTTTATATCTTTTTATTGCCACAATGGCACTACCGTCTTTTACTTTAGCAATTGAAATAGTCGCTTCAAAATCTTCTCCGTCAATACTCGTAACTACTACTTTATATACGTTGGTTGTTTCAACTTGATTGTTCGCTATGATGAAAGTCTGATTTGTACCCACAATACTTGTGCCCGCATTAATATACCACTTATAATTTAAAGCCGTGAACCCTTGTGGAACAGCCTTTAAAGTAATATTAGCAGGTACTGGACCTTGAAAGAGATTCGCTGTGCTTTGAATTTGCACAGCTTTTATTTTCTCTTTTATTTTTACTGAACGTTTTCCACGAACTACTCCCATTATGCTTCAGTTGCTTCAAATAACACGTCTAATTCTCCACCAGCAGATTCAACATCTGCATATGTAACAGTATAACTTGCACCCGTAGATTTTGTGCCAACTAATGTACCGTCTGTTTTAACTTTCTGGTAAGCAAAAGTCCATGTGCCTGGAGCGACTGTTGTTGTACCTTGTAAGACTACTTTAGGAGTGTATCTTACAGAACCTCCTGTGTCCAAGTTTTGCTCAGCACCCGTAATATTATACTGAATATCTAATGCGTCTGTTTCATCACGAACAGAAATGATAGCTGATTTTACAAATGTCGTGCCCTCACTAATCTCAACTTGGTAAGTATCGTAAGTTGAAATATCCTTAGCAGTTAAAGAGATGTTTTTTCCTGTCATATTAGCAATTAACACTCTATTATCTGTAACACCATCAGAATTATCTTCAGTACTATTCAAAGTCATTTTATACCATTTATACTTCAATCCAGATGTTACTTCTACACCACCTTTTTCTAAGAATGCCTCTAAAACAAGTGTTGGTGTATCAGTAGTGATTGTTGCTCCTCTACCTGACTTATCTAAGATATACGCTGTATAGGTATTCGCAGAAACTTCTTCACGAAGTACAGAAATTGAGCAATAAATTTTTGTTGTATAACCGCCTGAATAAACATCTGCCGAAAATTCAATGCTTGATGCTGTTGTAATAGATGCCATAATATCACCTTTTACAATTAACGCAGGTACGGTTGTTGAACCTATTTTTGCGGTTGTTTTTGTGAAGTTAGTATTGTTGTCTGCAATTACAGCTCCATTAAATCTCCATTCAATATTAGAGATGCTTGTGGAAGCTATCGGCAAAGAAGATAAAGTTGTTAAAATCTGTGCTACAATTGTCCTTTTGTTTGCTTCTAATGCCCACGAACCAATTACCACATCATCTTGATATTTAGCTATCAATGGCTTATTTGATATTAAAGATGCACTTAGTGTATCTCCTTTTTTTGTTACCCTGATGGTTCTTCTTCCTCTTACTGTGTCCATTTCTCTATTAGTTTTAATGCTTTTTTAGTGTCTATGTATTCGAATTGGTTATCTTCAATAACCCCTTTTTTGTAGTCTTTCCAAACGGTTAAAATATCCTCTTTAAAAATTACTTTTTTCTCGCCAGTTCGGTAATAATGTTTTTCTTCAATTATTCCCAAATCAATTGCTAATTGTTCGTTAATTAAAATATATCTCATATTATTATTTTATTTCTGTAAGTTCGTAATCTAATTCTGCTCCCGTAGATTGCAATGCAATAATATCTGCCATTGCTACATTAACTTTAAATCCGTTGTATTTGTAAGTGCCGTTTGCTTGTTTATACCATTTTACCGAAAAGTATTTTTCTGGATTTTGCAATACACCTTCGTTAGTTTTGATAATCATTTCCACTTGTACAGAAGTTGCACTTGCATCAATTCCTCCTTGTGTAACCAATACTTCTTCTGTGTAACTTGGATATCTTTTTATAAGCAAGAAATCAGCCTTATAAACTTTTGAAGGTTTTACAGATGGTCTGTAATTCTCGGGTAATTTAGTTTCAGATTTGTATTGAGTTGTTTTTTGAGTAACTAAATTATTCAAATCTTGTTTTGATGGTGACCAATTTGTTGCTGTGCTACCTTTTTCAACTTTAAACGAAATTAAGTCTAAAGTTGAATTTACAGGAATTGATATCCATAAAAAAGATGATAAAGCTTCCCTTTTTGGTAAAGTATTCCATTTATAGATTCTTCTTTTGTGATTTCCGTTAATAACATCAGTATTAATTAATGTGAAATTTCCTGACATTTGACTTCCTAATTCATTAAATAATGTTAATGAATTAGAAGACTTCCCATCTATAGTAGGATTTATTTCAGAAATGTACTCTACGGATATTGTAAACTCTTGACTTTTGTCCTCTAATGGTATTAAAGTTTCACTAGCAAATCTTGGAACTCCACTGCCAGCAGATATAATTCTAAAAGCACCATTAATTATATTAACCGATGTTATACTAGCAAACAATCTCCACTTGTCCATATTTTTAAATTCACGTGAATTTAAAATAAAGTTCTCACCCTCGCTTTGATATAATCCCCTCCATTCAACAACTTGTGTATCTGTATCTACTTTCTGATTAACTAATTGATTCACATAGTTAGAGCAATCAGCTACTTCAACACGAATAACATCTCCTGTTTTAGAAATCTGTGTAGATGGGATAGAAATCATTTTAGTTTTAGAACCCGTAATACCATTAGTATCTGTCAACTCATTTCCCGCTGAATCATACCAATAATAAGACGCAGGCACTTCGTCTTTTCCTCTAAACAACCTACCTCTCGCAAGTAATCTATCTGTATCTTTTGTTACATATAATGCTCCACCCATTGGCATATCCGTATCTAATTGTAAAGGAGTAGCCGAACTTGTAATGGTGCTAAGATTAATGCTTTCTTGAAACTTAGCTATTCGTTTAGATTTTGGTTCTAAATATGATGCAGTAAAGACAATAGTAATAGGAGCAAGTTCGTTCACGTTCTGGAATACTCTCAATTGACCTTTTTCAGCACCTGTACCTATCTTGTAATTCGTATTTGTAGAGATAATATCTGTTGATACACCATTACTATCTAATATTTTCCACGATATATCAGTTAATGAAGCATTAACACTTCCGTCAACAAATCCGTAAGTATCAGAAACTAAACAATTGACTTTAATCGTTAAAGGGTCAATACGTCTATCTGGTTGAAATGTATCGGAATCAGAATCAAAAGTCTGTTTCGGATTACCACTTAAAAAAGTCGTACTAACTGACGTATTAAGCGGTTTATAATTCAGTTTTATATTTGTAGTTCCTGTTTTCATTATATTGTTATTTTGCCATTAATTGTTTTATTTCCTTCTAATAATGCAGTGCATATAAAAGTATGTCCGTATTCAAAAATATCACTTGTGAAATCAGCTGGAGTTAGCACTAAATCTTTTGTTGTTTTGCCTATTTTCCATATTTCGTCAGCATCTTGTGCTTCTTGGCTTAATCCACTTTCTCTCGTCCATTGCCAACTTATAACTTCATCTGTAACGTCTTTGAAATACCTATCAACAGAAACTATTAATGTTGTATTTAAATCGTCTATGTCAAGTAAATCGCCTTTTGTTGATGTGATGTAGAGTGTTAGATAATTATCACCGATAACATCTTTTACTAATGAAGAAATAGCTTGAGATACAGCTTTCCCACTTTGAGCGTTTGAAGAAGAACCATCGAAATTTTGGTCTATTGGTATTGTTGGAAGTAGATATTCTAATGCTTTAGTCCATTCGTTACCAATTTTCTTAAATATTGTATAAAAACCTTCTAATGCAATTAATCCGTTAGAGTATATACCAGGTGTAGAAGCATAGTATAATCCATCAATTAAAGTTGATAAATAATCTAACGAATCATTAGGATTAATACCTCCTTTTAAATTTAGATCAGAAATATTTTTTATTTCATTTATTTGTTCCTTTATCTCTGAAAATTTACGGAAATGTAACTCAATATTTTCTGCATGATTTCTCATTACAGTTGTCAAATCATTCATTTCTTCAGGAGATTGGGGAGAACCTTCTTTTTTATAAATCCATACTGGATAACTAACACTCATATCGTTGATTTAATCTAAAATATATTGTTAATTTGTTATATTAACTGACGCATCTATTTATTATTGAGCTATATTGTGTGTCCATTTATGCTGAAATCTTTCAAATTTCGTAGTGTTTTCTTTTTCTCGCATATACAATCGTTCAATCGATTCTAAGGTTTGATCATATTCTTCGAGATCATATTTCTTCATAAAATCTCTGATTCCTTGTTTTATGGTCCCGTGCATTTCGTAACCTTCCAGAAAAGCACAAACACGTGTGCGGTAAATATCTTCGAGGAAATGATTGAAATCGTCTACAAATTCTTCTGGTAATTTGAGGAAATGATTTCGTCCATTCACATATTGATGCGCTGTGCCTTTCCATTTGTCGGTTGCACAATTCGGCATTTCCATTACCAAATTATAAAACTTTGGCTTTGTTGGTCGATTTGCTTTGATACAATGCGAACGCAACCAACGCCCAACTGAACTGGATAAATCAACTTTGATTGTTTTTACTTTTTTTCCGTTATATACAAATTCTTTTCCTTCGAAAAGTTTGAATAAAACGTGAACTAAATACGGCTTGATGTCAACTGGTAAAATAGTACTCATGATGCGGAATTTTTTTAGAAATAGATAAATGGATAGCTAAATGTATATTTTGTATTAATAGTATATTTCTGAGTTATTGGCATGATTGAATTGCACGAAAATGTAACTTCTGAAAAGTTTTCGTTTGATGAAAAGCTCAAAGTAGGTTTCGCATTTTGTTCGCGATCATTACGACCAATAATAGCTTCGGTGCCGTCTGTGTAAACTAATCCAATGTAACGGACTTTACGTAATTCATCTAAATTAGTTGCTCGATGAGAATTAGTGTTCTTGGATTTGAAACTACATGATGTATTGTAATATCCGCCAGCTCTGTTTTCGGTAAATTCTTCGGAGAAAGAAAAATCTATTCGTGAGATACGAGGTGTTTTTTTTGAGCCTTTCAACAATGTATCGAAAAAACCATTTTCTTTGTTCTCCGGATGGTATAAAGGTACTGGAACTGAAAGCGAATCATCAAGATATAAATTGATACTACAAATAAATTTTGAAGGTTGATTGTTCTGAAACATAGCGAATTGGATATAATACAAATATAACAAAAAACACTATTAAAAACTGATTAATAGTGTTTTTTGTTATGTTATTGTTTAAATTTTTTTTATTTAAATTAATGTTTTTTAATTTGATTAATTCTCTCAATCATTTCAACTCTTAAATCATGAATTGAACTATAATCATATTTTGTATTACGAATAACTTGTAATAAGTTTTTTATTTGTAAAATTTCACCTTGATTTTCCTTTTCATATTTGAAAATAAATGTCATATATAAATCGGTAGAGTTTAAACTTCTTTTTAATAAATTATTAAATAAATAATTTACATCAATAATGGACCATTTATATGTTCTCCTATTATAAATCTTAATTAGATTATAAATTTTTAAGTTTTGATTAAAATCTTTCGGACTAGAAAGAAATTTGATTTCCAAATATTGTTGGTTTAATAATTTTCTTTCTTTTATAAGTTGAATAATTTTTTTTATCATAAATTTTTGTTTTAATTTTTATTATATTTACATCATAATATTAAAAAGGATTGGGGTGTCCATGTCGAGCTGAAGCCAGTCATTTTGATTGGCTTTTGTTTTATTAAATGTTCAACTCTAATTGATCTATTGTATAATTTGTTATCAGAATTTCAGTCTTACGATTTTTAATATTTGAGCGTTCTCCAATGTTAATAATATTAAAACCTCTTTTCTTAGCTTCTTTTATTATTGTAGGATGATTAAACTCTGACATAGCAGATTTAATTCCACTATTCAACATTAGTTCTAAACAATCAATTGAGTCTTTCTCTGTCCAATTAGGAACCTTATAATTACATTCGGTATCCAAATAAACTGGATCTAGATAAATAAAACATTTTTCTTTGTCATTTAATCCTTTAGTAAAAGATATTGTATCCAAAACTTCTCTAAAATCGCGGTTTAAAATTTTTGCATTTTCTAAATAATGAAATGTAGGTTCAATGTTTTTGATCAAGATTCTTTTTGCATTGTCTAAACCAACTCGTAAAGTATCTCCTTTACCCAAGTAAGTGAAGTTTGATAGAAAAATAAATCTTACCGCTTTTTTCAATGGATCAGTTTCTTTATTTTCTTTCCAATATTTTATTAAACCTTCCGATATCGGAAGAATTTTTATTTCATTTAAAAATTCTTCTTTTTGATTTTTAAGAACTAAATACAAATTTGTAACATCATTATCAAGATCATTCAAAATAGAATATTTAGGCTTAGGTAAATAGAAATAAGAACCTCCAGCACCAAAAAATAATTCTATTCTCATATTATGTTTAGGAAAATATGGATGTATTTTTTCTATAATTTTTCGTTTGTTACCAAATCTTGTTAAAATCATTCAATCGTTATTTATATTTCGTTTATTGAAGGTGATGTACAACAGAAATGCGATAAACATTCCTGGTACTGATAATATCAAGATGATTTCTAAGAGTAGTTTCATAACTGATTAATTTTTTGGTTAGCTGTTCTTCTTAAAAAATTCTTGAATTCTATTTCTTTCATAATTCAGTTGCGTCAATCGGATAGTTAGGCGAAATGATGATAAATATATTCTATCACAAAACCATCTCCATCTCTCTTTACACACCAACTCCAATTAGGATGATTACACCTATTTTTACTAGCCGTATAATATTTGCAATTTTGACAGCTTTTTCGATCACCACTTCGCCTAACATCAGTTTGGCTAGATGCGGTTTGAACGCTATTTTTTGACATATTGTTTAATTTTAAAAGTTTGTGTTTATTTTAAAGTTTTGGCAAGGTTTCCGCACTTCGCTAAGCTGTTGGAACGTAATGCGTCATGATTATTTGTTTTCTTCGTGAATGTTTCCGATTATTTCAGATCTATTAAAATGTTCATTCTTTAATAGATAGCCATAGGTGTAACCGTTGAAAGAACCTGATATAAATTCACATGTAAATTCTTGGCTATCGAACATATCACTTTTAAGAATATCCCCTTCAAAAATCTCATTTCCAGATTTATCGAGTAGTCCCGTGAATTGTCCGATTGATTCGGGTATTACCATAACATTTGATCTTCCAAATTTTCTGTTTTCACCAGCAAATTGAGCAATATGTGAAACTGTGTTTGATAACGTTGATTCTGTCACAGGTAATCCATACACCCACTCTTTAGTCGCTTGACATTGACCTCTAAATAATATTTCTCTCATAAACTATCTATTTTAATATTTGCTGTTCTTCTTAAAAAATTCTTGAATTCGAATTGTAAACATTTGTTCGAAATCATTTCTGCGATATATTGTGAGAACAAATTACAATATTCACATACTTCGTCTGGAGTATCACATTCGTTAATGATTTGCTCCATTCTTGTTATATCTCGACTACTCAGCATTTTCAAAAGTTTTATAAGATGGGTTAGTAATCGTTGTCGGAATCGTTTCAAAAGTTTGTTTTGTCACATAAATTCGTCCTTCTTTCAATAAATCATTTACCTGATTCAATAATTCTTTAGAGGAATTTCCATCCAATACAATTGGTCCGAAAAAATCCAAAATCTTATGATCTAATCGTTTTACCCAAATCAATACATTGGTTTTTAAAACTTTCTTATCCTCTCGCCACATTTTCAAATCATTTGGAAATGCTTGGCGCAATTCATTGCTTACGTAAGTGTATTTTTCCATTATGGTTTTTGTTATAAAAAAATTGTTTTTTGTTATATTATATAGCAAAATGCTTCCTAAAAAAACTACCGAACTACTTTATTGATTATCAATATATTAAATCGTTATTTTTAACTACTTTGGTAGTTATTGGTAGTTTTTGTTTTTGAAAAAACTACCGAAAACTACTTTTACTACTCAATAACTACTTATAATATATACTTAACTAATTAATATTTAATATTTTACACTTGGTAGTTAAAGTAGTTTTTATTTTTATGTGTCTACGAGAAAAAACAGACACATTTTTTTAAAAAACCATTCATTAGAATGGTAAATCATCATCTGGTAAATCTTTTCCTAAAGGAATTTGGTCAGAAATCGCCGAACTTGTATTATTAATGTCCTCGTTTCCGAGAGGGGTCACAGGGGAGAAGCTTTGATTTTCTATTGCATACATAACATCCATGCGATCAGCTTCTTTCAATTTATCCAAATCAAACATCAATGCAGTTGTTACTTTTGAATTTTCTCCGTTCCCAAATTTGACAGATTTTCTTTCTTCCACAAATGATGCATCATCCATCATGCGTTTACGGAAATCATTTTTAGACGGACAACTTTGCTCGAATGATTGATACCACATTGGTTGAATTGCATTATATGTATTCGTCCATTGTATGTACAAATGATTACCATCTAATTTGAAATCTCTATCCTTGAATAATTTCTTATCGTGAGAAGCGCGCAAAGCAGCCACAAAACGTTGCCAAAAACGATTCGAAATACTTTCGTTTTCTAATCTTCTGCGTTGATTACTTACCATGATATCAAAATGTTCTAACATTTCTTCACGTGTGAAGGGAAATCGTATATCTTCTTTGAAAATTTCATACATAGATGCAATTACAGCATGATTGGTGATGATACGTGATTTTAAATCTTTGAATGCTGGTCGCACCGTTAATTCATCATTCCATAATCGAAGTTCTTTCAAAAAACGACGCTCTACTTCCGGACGTTTCAAAATGATATCCACCATAAATGAAGACAGTCCATCTACAGATAAATCTTCTAATTTGTTGTACTCTTCTTTTTCTTCTTGGGTAAATTTATCTTTGTGCATTTCTTCCCAAAGAAAACGTGTAATTAATGCTTCATCCGTTGGGAAATCATTCCCAGTTACCAATGCAGAGGACAAAATCGGTACTTCGTCCGAAGATACACGAGATTCAATTGTCCCAAATTTATATCCATTTCGGTCCCAAATTCCTTTCAACATTTCATCCGTTTCCTTATCACCGATTCTGTACTCAGATAGATGTGTGATTACATTTGCGAATTGAGCAAATTCACGTATCTGAGCTTTACCAGTTGACTTCTTAGAACCTAATGCGATTACTGATTGTGGCTTACCAAAAAATGATCGCAAGCAATGTGATAATTGATCTTTACCAGATGATGCAGCACCATATAATAATATCATTGGAAAACCTTTAATTGTAGGCGCGATAAAATCTTGAAATGCGGAAGCAATCGCAAACAAAATACCTGTAATTGCGTGACCTCTGTGAACTTTCTTTAACTGACCTAAATACTCGGTAAGGGTGCAAGATGCTTGACGTACAACGACGCGCTTTTGAGATAAATAGCGGGTAGGGTTGTTCGCATAAATACTGTTAGCTGACGGCACGTAATACGTGATATCATTGTGTCGAAAAATACCATTTTCATCCATTTTTATAGTTCCTATCGTTGGAATAGTTACTTGATTGTTCCAAACAAAGAAACCTTCTGGATTCCATCCTAATACATCAACCGCACGTCCTGTTCCCATTGTTCTGAATAAGTATTTCTTTAATTTTAATAATTGTTTTGCATCACCTTCAAAAATGAAGTCGCCTTGTGATTCTAATGCTGTACAAAACAGATTAGTATTTAGCATTGTAGTTGCTTTGTCGTCAAATATCCTTTCAAGGTTCATTGTGTTTTTGATACGAAATAATTTCTTTGGAAATTTATCATCATTCATGTGCTGAATGATTTCTATTGAGAAATTAGAAATGGAATCAAAATAATAGGGTGGATCATTTTGTTTTGATTCGCGAACCATCCATATTTGATTTTCTTCTTGAAAAAAACCATAGGTTTTAATCATCTCCATATAATCATCTACATTTTTATGTTGCAGTTCTGGAGGAAGAATATATTCGCCCATGTCGAATTTTTCTTCTTTGAATTTCTTCGCTGTAACATCTTTCTGCAAATCTGTGATAAACTTCTTTTTGAATTTCGAATGTTGCTCCAACATTTCTGTATAAAGATTTTTGAACATTACATCGTCTATTGTATCAATAATCTTTACACAGCGTTTTACGCCTTCCGCTTTTTCTATTTGAGTTTCACCAGTGATTAAATGATTCATCAAAAAATTGAACCCATTTTCGATATAGCCTTTTTTCTTTAAGAATTCTTCTAATGTTCCTTCGTGATTTTCAATTTCAGATTTATAAACACGTACAAATTCGTCTGGATCTAACTTTACAATTTTACCATCAACTTCATGTTCTGGTAATTGGCAGACTTCTACATTTAATCCTGATGCAAATAGCTTAGGAATATTTCGAAGCATTGCTTCTAGTCCTGGTCCATCGTTATCTAAACAAACAAATACTTTTTGTGCGAACTTTTTCAAAACAGCTATTTGTCCAGTACCGAATTCCTTTCCGTAAGGAGAAATCGTGTTCATAATGCCGTTTTCTTGCCAAGCAATTACATCGTTGTAACCTTCTACCAACCATGCTGTTTTGGTTTTGGCAATTTGATTTAATGCGAAATTAATTCCATACCATTGTTTTGATTTGTCATACAACAAACTTGTAATTGGATTCATCCATTTTACTTTATCTTCCGTTCTTAATGCACGTGAAGCAAAACCAATAATTTGATTTTGTTTGTCGTAAATAGCATACGTTAGGCGAAAGTTTAATTTATCGTTATTTTTCTCGTTGATCAATCCTAATTCAAAACCTGGTGTAACTTTTCCCGATTGCGATAATAAATTGTAAAGAAATTGACCGCCTGGAGCAAAACCAATCCCATATTCTTTAACGATTTCCTTCGTGTAACCACGTTTTTTAATTTCTTTCCAAGCTGGATGAGATTTCTCTAACTGATTTAATTGTTCAACAAATTGTTTTTGAACAGATTTAAGAATTGGACGATATTCATCAATTTTTGTTTGTTGCTCAATATATTTTGATGAATCTTTATCCGATTCGTATTCAACCGTAACATTATTTAGCTTTGCTAATTCTTGTATAGCCTCTCTATAACTAAGCTTACGAACTTTGGTATAATAAGAGATCGCATTCCCAGAAATGTTTGCAGATTTATCGAAAAACATTTGTTTGCGAATATCTATCATACACGATTCTGTACGTTCGTCATTTATAGGAGATTTGCACACATAATTTGTTGTACCAACTTTTTTTACTTCGTGTTGGTTTGCACGAAAAACATCTAGTATATCGGTGTCTGCAAGTAATCTATCAATAAAATCATTTTTTATAAGTGACATAGTGTGTACAAGTTTTGTGAGTGAAAAACAAAGCTCCGTAGAGCTTTGTTAAAGATTAAAGATTAAAGATTACAAGTAACCAAATGCTGATACAGCTATTTCCCCAATAGTACATAAGTCAGCATCTTCGTAGTCATCTTCATCGGTTAAATCATCTTCATCAACCTCTAAAGTATCAGGATAACATCTTCCAATCTTGTCATCTAAATCGTTCCACTTTTTTTCGATGTCAATCAGTTCTTGAAGTTTATTTTTTAAATAACCTATTTCCCAGATTAGTCCTTCTTCTTGAATTTTTGCTAAATCTGCTTGCGCGTAATCTGAGTGAATTTGATAATTATAGGTTTTGAAGAAAACTATTTTATTTTCTTCATTTAGTCCTAATACGTATGTATCGTGTGGTTTAATTTCTGTAGCCATTTCTCTATTTTTTATTAGTTAATTAAAAAGGTAAATCGTCGTCCTCTTTAGTTGGAGGAACATCCGAAGGTAGAGCGGAAGTATTTGAATTCTCCTTTGCTGAAAATGAATTTGGTTTCTGTGGATCATTTGGTAATGATTTTCCATCCGAAAGTCTAATCCCATTTTCATAAGAATAAAAAATACTTATATTTTTTTTTGAAATCCGGTTGTTTTTCAATCTTATATCTCTTAAGTAGATAATATTTGTTTCATCTTCTTGATTTCCTTCACACATTAATTCTATATTATCTAAATATCCTTTCGAACCATTAAAACTTATTGAAAGTTTATTCCCTGTCAGTTTATAAAAATATCCTACAAGAATTTCAATTAGTTCCGGTTTCATTAACTGATAAGCTGATGTTTTAATAATTAATATTTCTTTCATAATTAAAAATTAAAAAGGTAAATCGTCATCATCTTTAGTTGGAGGAACATCCGAAGGTAGAGCGGGAGTGTTTGAATTATCCTTTACAGATAAAAAATCAATTTTGTCTACCAACATTTCTAATACACCTACTGCGACACCATCTTTTATATAGGCTGATGTTCTTGCTTTTCCAGCAAGATATATTTTGTCGCCTTTTCTGATGTATTTTGCTAAATCCACATTTTTTGTGTAGCGTGTACATCTTACCCAGGTTGTATCTTCTTTTTGTGTACCTGCATTATCTTTCCAACGATCTGTTACAGCAACAGAAAACTGAATAGAAATTTTATCTGAGTTCTCGAAATAATGTACTTTCGGATCGTTACCTACATTACCGATGATATGAATGTTATTGATTGCCATTTTACTTTTCTTTTTTTATTAATATTTTTTCTATTTCGGAACGCCCCAACCTGCGTGCTGGCGTTCCAGGTTAAACACTTGATAGCTGTACGATTTCTTTTGTCTTGCGTGCTTTTCAGCTTCTAAACGCGTTGAGAAAATTACTGTTAATCCGTTTTTTACTCGGTCTGTAATTTCTTTTCTATTCTCGGTGAAATATCTTTTCATACCAACTCCCTCTGTTTTTTGTTTCTTTCTCTATTGTCTATCGTTTTTTTGTAATGGCGATATTCTATCGCATTTTCTTTACAAAATTGTTCAACTTCTTTTCGTGTTAGAATACCTACGTTTCGAAGCTTCGATAGTTTAGTAAGGTCAATTGGTTCTAAATCGGCAAATGTTATTTCTGAATAGATTTTTTTTCCGCCTACAACAAACCAATAATAATCAGTTAAGCTATTCTTAGCTTTTGTGGATAGATTAGAAAAATGTAATTTGTTATTTTTCATTTGTTTTTTGTTATGGTATTAGACAAATTTTTTTGCTTTCCAATACTTGTTTGGAAAGTGTAACCGCATTTCGTGCAACGAAATACTTCGTAATCGATATCCCATGCAATGAGTTTAAAATTATTTTTCATAATTAAATACCAAATTATCAACATCCATTAAATTTATCTGTTTCCAACCCATTAATTTACCAGTATAAAAGATAATCATTGCAGGAAATTTAACATGTTTATTTAATTTTTGTTCTTTACCAGGAATCATAAAAATGTATCCTTTTTTGAATCCTTTTTTTTGAACTTTGATACTTTCTGAAACATTAAAAACAACTTTAACTCTTTTTATTTTATGTGTTTTCATTTTCTTCATTGTTATAGAAATCTGCCCAGTTTTTTAACCAAGCATCTATCGCTTGAAATTGTGAAGTTGACTTAATCATTAATTATTTATTTAAAAAATTAATTACATTTCTCCGTTTTCGTCAGGATTTTCTATTTTCCAAGAAATTACATCATCAAACCATTGTTTATTAGATTTTACTAACTCGATAATTTCTTTTTCTGTAGTATCGCTTGCAACTTGAAAAACTTCAAAATTATCATACGTATTGTTAATATCTTTGAATTCTACTATACTACACTCTTTATCATCTTCACTTACAATATGAAATGATGCTTCTTCCGCTTCATGATCTCCATTGTAATATCTACCATTAACGTCTGATATTGCTACACCAATATTACTTTCGATTTTAAATTTTCCTTTTTCTAAATTTTTCATTTTTATTTTTTTTAAATGATTTCTAATTGTATTTGATAATTATACTTGTCTCTCAATTGGCTCAGCCAAATATTTGTCGTGGAAACTGAATATGGTACAAAGACGGTTCTGGAATTGTTGCATATCCTCGCATTTAACTTCTTTTTTACCTTGTGCGTAAGGTAATATCGATTTTGTGGATAACTTTTCTTCTGTTTCTCTGACATCGATTTGGTCTTTTAGTTCTTGTATTAAATCAAATCTTTCAAATACTTTTTTTATTGGCAATGATTGATTTGAAGGAATTACATTTTGCAAAGCATCAAGGACTTTCCAAGCTACTTTCTTTTCTTCTTTTGTGATCTTCTCCATTCTTTTTTTGTTTTTTCAAATGCTTCTTCTGGTGAACAACAGATATTAAAAAATCTACTCCATGAATAATTTGGTTCAGCTCCATTAGTAGTGTTATAATGCTTTTTTTTCATTAGAAGAATTAATTGATTTATATGACGTTTTAATGTATTGGTTGTGCCAAATTGAAACGGACTGCAAACAGGGTTAATTCTTGTTTTGTCGCTATTTCAAGTTTTTCGTACAACAAACGTTTTTTATAATGTAAAGTGCCATAGGGTAATTTTAATTGAGTGGCAATACATTCGTTTGTCGCATCGGTAACTAACATTTTAATTAACTTGATTTCATCATCGTTAATAATGCTGTTATTATATTTGATATGTTTACACAATTTACCTTCAGCATTGCAATTACCACGTAATGGGCAATCCCAATACTCACCTTTTTGTATTTTACCTGCATGATCTATATCTGCAGAAAAATCTAATCCTCCAAAACGGCATTTAGTAAATTGTTCTAATCTTTTAATTGGATTAGTAGGGTGTAAAAAATGAAGTATACGTTCTACTTCTTCATCTTTTGATATTTCAGAAAGAAGTATTTTTTTAATATTTTCTGAAATTTGGTCAAAAGGCTTAATTGTGCCTTCTGTCATTACCATAATTTTTTCTCCTTGAAAGAAAAATTCTATGTCGGAATTTAACATTCCTGGATAATACGATTGATTCATTTTGCTAAAAGATTTTATTATTTTATTTTGTTTAATAATTTACGTTCCGCTTTTTTTTGTTTGATCGCCAAATCAACCAATGCGTTCAGAATATCGTTGTCTTTTATAATTCCCACTTTTACACGATATATTTTTTGTTCCATGTTAGAGTTATATTCTAACCCTAAATCCTCACAAATTTGTCTTTTGTAATTGTTTGGTAAATACTCGTTAAAAAGTTTTTTTATGGTTTTATGCGTTTGCATAGTACGTAAATTGTTATGTTGTTTAAATTTGTCTTGATTATGTTTGATTTTGTATGACAAAAGTACGTTAAATGTTATATAAAACAAATATTAAATTGTCAAATGATATAATTTAGAATTAAACCAAATAATATATGAAAACATTTAATGTAAAATTAGCAGAGTACATCAAACAGAGAGGGCTTACTAAAAAAGAATTTTCTGAATTAATCGGACATGATATACAATCTATTATTTACTTCACCAGTTTAACAAATCCAAGAACGCCAACACATATTTTTTTAATGAAATGGTTGAAGTATGATGCAGATATAGATTTGAATTATTTTTTGAAAGATCATATTGAAACTCCTCAAAAATTAATTAAGATTAATCCTGATTCGTTTGTTAATGAGAAAGGAGAAGTATATGAAAAAGAAAACGCTGAATTATTACACGTAATAAAATCTCAAAACGATAGAATATTGGCGATTCTTCAAAAATAA